AAAATAATTACTATATTTTTTTGGTGTAATAAAAAACAATCAACGTCTGAACGCAAAATTTTTTCAGAAGCAGCTGCTTTAGGCGAGGCGCTTAACCGCCGAGTGTAGAAAGTAGCGCTGAAAAAACTTTCATGTGTTCAGACCTCAGGCTTCGCCTTTCGCTCTATTGCAACCTGACAGCGGTGTCAATTATTGAATTCATTTTCTTATTATTCAGTGCATCACATTTGGAACTTGCATCTTTCAACTTTTGTATTATTAAATTGTTTAGAGTATGAGGATCTGATAATGGAAGAGTATTAAACTGCTTAATCTCAGTAAATACGTAACATTTTGTATATCTTTTTACTCCTAGCGGCTCCAATTTTTTAAGAATAAAATCAGTATATTCTTTTGCTTTGGAACTATGTAAGATAGACCATTCATCTTTATATGAAGTTTGTGCCAAAGCTTGAGCTTTTACATCTTCCATGTAGTCTATTGGAATGTCTACTGGTTTGTGTCCTTCTTTGAATGTATAGGCATAGTCCATATGATATGAAATACAACCTTTCTCTTCAAATTTCCTCAAATTTATATATAATATTTGTGCAATGATACAATTTATTTTTTTATGAAAATATCTATAAGAAGAAAGAGAGAGTTCTGTTGCATTCACACAATCTAAAAAATATTTTGGTCTCGTGAATCTGTCACTCGTAAACCCTAAGAGTTCATAAAGGTCTGTTACGGAATATTTCTTATTGAGTTCCAGATGCTGTAAGTTTGCATAGATTGCTGAGTTATATTTTCCATGTGGACAATACTCTTTTTGTTTACGTTTAGGTTTAGTCTTAGGTTCTTTATATATTTCGTCAATGATCAATTTGTGGGTACCTGTAATTTTTTTCCATGAGAAATATAATTTGAATTTTTCCTGCTGTAGAACATAGCCTTTTCCGGCAGGCATCTTCTGACCAGTAAGAGCTACTGACAGTTCCTGCATATTTTTAAATTCTTGGCCTGGTAAAATTTTTGTGGTGTCAATCAACTTTCTTGCCCCCTATATAATGGTTTTATTTGAGTATATGGATCAAATTTCTTTTGTAAGAGGCTCACTGTAAAGTTGTAAGCCTCTCACTGTAGAATCAAAATTTACTTGCATATTTCATAATACTGAGCAGACAGCTTTTCGATGTCTGGACCGAAGATTACACATGCTATTTCAGCTAGATCATTGAACATACCAATGTGCTCTATGTAATCTAAACGGTTCTGTAGCTTAGGCTTATGCGTCTCATTGTAATGTTCAAGCTGTACTTTAGTATTCATATGAAACTTGTTGTCGAACTCTCTGTAGAGGAATGGCCAACGTGTATGAGGACTTCCTCCGAAGCGTACAATTCTATTGAGGATCTGACGTTTATCTGCTAATGGAATGTCTGATGTAAGATTACGAATGATGTCTTCCTGATGTGAAATAGTGTGATTCTGCTGCTGAATTGTATTGTTCTGTTGCTGGATAGTATCAAGAGTAGTTTTAAAAAGAAGTCGAGTGTTCTGATCCGCAAATGGAAGATAGGTGTCTAGGAAAAGATCGGATTGTGATGGGTTAACGTAGCCCCCTGTCTTACGGATGGACGGGAGTACTTCAGAAGTAACCCAGTGTTTGAACTCTTTTGCTGATGGAAGTTTGCTGCTGAGGATCAGAGAGTAGAGACCGGATTCGTTGATAATGGTCATTTGCTGCGTTCCGGAAGGTGTTGCCATTTTAGCAACACCTCTATCTTCATTCTCAATCTTCTTTGAAATTGCACTTCTAGGATCAGAATAACCTAGAGCTTCTGCTACATCTTTACCTACAAACCACACTTCGTTATCAATTTCTACTGTTCTGACAGTGCCAAATTGTGGGTGAGTGAACACTGTTGGGGGTTCTGATACTGATTTTTCTTCTGTAAAAGTAGCAATATTATTATTTACAAACCAGTTTACTGGCTTCTTGTCAGGTGCCAACTGTTCGAATCCAGAGAAATTGATAATAATATGTTTATGGCCATCTAGGATGATATGATCTATATTTTCCGGTGAAACATGGTATTTTATAGCTTTCCATGTGTCTTTGTATCCACAAATGGCTGCTACATCTTTGCCTACGAACCATGTGGTTCCTTCAATGATAGAGTATCTGAGAGGGATTGAAATTGAATCATTAGTGTGGTATAGTAATGTGTGGGTATTAGTAAAAGTCTTCATATAAAATGCTCCTTATGATTTATAAACTTGTTTACAGGTTAAAGCTTCAAGCTCATCATAGTCATACTCAGTTAAGTGGGAATCTGTAGTATTGATCAGGAATTCGTTGGGTTCGAAAGATGAGAGAAGTGAGTCTAAGAGTAGAAGAGTGTTTTGTACACCTAGATTGTAGCCTTTTACTGCATCTGGAGGTGCAGTAGATAGAATGGCTGATTTGTGAGAATCAAGTTGTTTTTGGAGTTCTTGAGTAAGATTGACTCCAATAAAAGTAATGTCGTTCATATGTGCCTCCTGTGATTTCTATCCCTTTCGGGATAAGTGTATTATAGCACTGACCATGAAAAATGTCAACAGAATTTTACAAACTTGTTTAGAAAAATAAAAACAGGTGAATCAGGAAAACATATATAATAAGGAAGAAACTCTGATCTGGAAATCGAGTGAGAGAGATGTGATGATCGGAGAAACTGGGAACATGGATCCGAAATCTGAACTTGGTGTCAAAAAAGCTCTGCATCCCCCGAAAACACTGCATTTTTAAGGAAAATTTGGCATAAGTACCCTCGGTCTGAAACGTGCGAAAATGCTTATTTTCAAACCTTTAGTGGGCAGATGTGAACATTTTGGGCTGATTTTGACTGTTTCTGACTGAAATAGTAGGAATGCTATGAATTGTGCAATGGTAAGATGTATCGTTTTACAAATGCCCCGTTTTTAAGGCTTTAAAGTGATAAAGTGGATAGCCCTAGTATACTTTAATAAATCAGTGTGTAGCATTCATACCGTAGCAAAATTTTACAGCATTGAAATTTTACAATTGAAAAATTTTACAGTGATAATACTATAGAATTTTACAGTACTAAAGTAATCAGAATATTCAGTCAATATAACGAATTGTATTGAATTGTGTCTGGTTTCTCTGATCGAACCATAGTGTTTTTAAGATTGCGAATACAATTTTGCTTTAAAACTCAATGTTTCTGACAATTGTTTTCTTTTGCAGTAAATTAACTAACAATTCTTGCTAGAAGTTTAATTGTATATACAACTCAACAAATTGAATAGAAAAGAGGCTATAATTTATGTCGAATTATGAATATAACAAGAAATATGTAAAAGAGTGGGATAAAAAGAACTTAAAACGTATAGGTGTCGCATTGCGTATTGACGAATACGAAAAACTCAAAAAATATTGTGATTCTAACAATATTGCAGTAGCAGCTTTCGTTAAATCACGAATTGCAGACATAATTGAATAAACTATATATATTATCTGACATATTATCTTTTATAAGACGTATTACTTTGTATAGTTCATCTATACTACTTCCATTAATACGTCTTACAATCCGTATATAATCACATCTTGTCATACGTCTGACATACTGTATATTTATACACTGTGTAATACATACTATACTCTGTACGCAGACAATATGATCTGGACAACCTTTATTTTTCGCTTTAATAGGAAGTAATTTTTCACGAAAAAACTTTTTTTCATGCCAAAAAGCTTGTATTTATGCGGGTTTGCGGGCCTTTATAAACGTGTAAATAAAAATATTTTCAAAAAAGTGTTGACAACCTACTGTGACAGTAGTATGATAGGTACATCAGCAGGAGAGAGGAAGTGATAGTTATGATTCGTCCACTATGCAGGACGTAAACACTGCATAGGCACTTGTTAGCAGATAATAAGCGGTATTTCTAAACCGATATCAATTGAACCATTTCCCGAAGTCTGGGATATCTTGTTAGTGGACTCGAACGGCTTCCGCTTTTATAGGGGGGAAAGAAGGTTTCGACAGCAAGAGATGACAGGGTAGGGGATAAAAAATCATCTTGTGAAGATGCAGGATGGAGTCAGCAGGTGGGCTATGACTAACATTTCAGTACGGTACGCAACTATAAACAACTTTGTAAATCATTTTTATTGTGATTCCCGATAATATGCCTCTGTTTTAACAGACACGTTGGTTTCCGATGTGTTACGGTATGATTTACAATTTGCTCATTCAGACATAACCTGCGCAGGGTATACAGTGCAAAGCGCACACCTTGCAAAAATGGTTGACGTCTTTATTGATTCTATCCGTATCTAAGGCGGAAGGTCTAGCACTATAGATATAGCTATCAGTAGGTGCAAGTCCTGCAAGTGCTATAAACACTTTTGTAAAGTGCGAAAAAATATTTTAAATTCAGGAGGAAGATACTATGTTAAAATCAGCTTTAATTATCAATGCTTTAGAAATGCCAGCAAACTGCCATGAGGACGTAAAAGCGCAGGTGAAAGACCTCGTAACATTCAAAACTATGACCGCAGAAAAACAGCGGATTCTTGCTACTAAGTTAGGCACTAAGAAACTGTCAGACCTTATTTCAGAGGGTGAAAAACTCTATCCAGGCAAGGACTGGGCTGAGTACTCAGATATTGAAATGTCAACAGCTTTCGCAGGCTGGACTGAAAAAGCCACTGACCTGCGTGAAGACTTTATCACTGCCAATAGCAATCTTGAGGCTTGCCAGTGTGACGAAACCACATTCAAGGACTTACCAGACACCGATAAAATCTTTGTTACTCTGATTTGTCATTCAGTAATGCCAAAAATGGGCTTAGACTCTGACTTAGTTCCTGAGTCCCTTGGTAAAACCATTGCTACTTGGTATCAGTCAGGCAAGGGTATGTCTGGACTCAATAAAGCCCTCAGAGACTCATTCCGTACTTTCATTGGTCAGTCTGGTGACTGGTTTGATGGTCTCAAGCTTAAAGCCTCTGATATGGCTGGGTCTGATATTCGCCACTTCATAGCTTCCTTTGAGCGTGGTGCATCCCGTAAAGTGTCACAGAAAAAAGACGGCACTGTAGAAATCGGTGAGTTCGACTATAAAGAGGACTTCAGTCAGCGTGTAGTTGCTAATAAAGTTACTGATTTACTGACAGTCTACCTGCTGTCAAGAGCTGATAAAGTCGAAGTTGTAGCATAAACAAGTTTATAAATCATGAGCTTATACTCTGCCTATGACTTCGGTCATAGGTAGGAATAAGAATATGATAGGTCATGCTCTACCCTGGAAGAGCACTAGGAGGAAAAACTATGAACGCTGCAATGTTAAAAGATGCTCTTTCAGTAGCAGAAAAAATGCTCACAGAGGTAACTACAGTTGTCTTTGTAGACCATGGACATGAGGAGAAATTTATCCTCACTGACGGGATTTGGATAGGCTCTACTAAACAGTTCCGAGAAAAAAGTTTTGTTCATGTAGTGGCTCAATTTTGGATTCGCCATAGGTACGATAATAGACATTATTATACCTTGTCATATAAGGAGGGATACCATGTATAATATTCGAACCATGAAAAATCCTGAAAAGCACTACGGACTTACTTTCCCTAAAGGTGCTCTGTTTATTAGAGGTCAAGGCAAACGCTTTGTCCTCTGCCGACAGATTAAACAGTACCCGTTTGTGGTATATATGTCTGTTATGGACAACACTGGTTTTATTCAGTGGAAAAAAGCTAAAATTTCCCCTAGCACACATGTACTAGCAAAGGAAATCGTAGATTATGTCCAGAAAAACGGGCTATATCTGCGCAAGGAAATGACTCCACAGCAGCTTGTAGGTCTTACTTCCTGTCTCCCAAAAGAACGCAAAGTAGGCTGGGAGTTCCGTCAGCATAGTCATATTTCAGGGGCTATCAATGACATGGAAGTTACTTTCCATGAATGTTACTGGAGTACAGGCAAGAATAAACCGCAAATGGCTTACAAGCCAAAAGGAACTAAAATCAGTCCATACGAAAAGAGGAGGTGAAAAGTATGCTGAAAAACTTTAAAAGAGGTCTGATAGGGTATCAGGACCTGTGCAAGGCAATTGCACAGTTAAAATCAAACCCAGATTATGTCTGGACAGAAGAAGACTTGGAAGCTCTTGAATATGTAGGTGAGGATTATCTCCAGCGGAGGTGATTCTATGATTTACAATTCTTGGACTACCCAACGCAAAGCAAGGGCAGTCAAGCAAATGAGCGATTATTTGCTCAAGAACTGTTACCCCAGCTATACAACATGGCGAAAATACTGTCCATATTGGAAGCAAGGGAAGACGGAAACGGAATACTTTGAGGACATCCTAGAATTTGTCTCTACACAAGGCAATTTTGAAAATGCACTCTTTGTATTCTACTGCTTAGTTGTCTAAGCGGATGCTCTATTTCTACGAGGAGTAGACAAGGCAAGGTCAAACCTTGATAGAGCATTACTCAATGAGTTATGCCACTCTAAAAGGCAGGAGGAAAATATGATTAATTTAGAAAAGAAAACAAGGGAAATTGAAAGTATTAATTTTGTTGCATTCAGCAACAACGTAGTAGTAGTGAACACAACTCCGCATCCTGTAACAATACAGGACATGGATGGTACACTAATCACCGTGCCTACTTCTGTGCTGATCAATGCCAAGGCAGAAGAGCGAAAAGTTTCTGATCTGTTTGTCCGGACAGAGTTCGTAGGAACAGAAGA